CTGCAAAGAAGCTGGGAATGGAATACCTGCCAACCATTGAGGCAGATCACCTTACCGACGCCCAGCGTCGGGCTTATGTTATTGCTGATAACAGGTTGGCGCTGGACGCAGGCTGGGATGATGATTTGCTGCGGGTTGAATTCGACGATTTGCGTGCCGACGGGTTTGATCTTGAGCTAACCGGCTTTACGCTTGATGAAATTAGCGCATTACAGATTGAAGAGGTGGAAGGGCTTACCGACGAGGATTCTGTCCCAGAGGTTCCAGAAGACCCGGTTACAGTAGAGGGCGACGTATGGCTCTTAGGCAACCACAGGCTGATGTGTGGAGACTCCACGAGCATTGATGCTGTTGATAAGCTGATGGCGGGGCAGAAGGCTGATATGGTTTTTACTGACCCGCCTTATGGGATAGATTATGATGGGGGCAGTAAGAAGCGAGAAAAGCTAAAGGACGATCACGTTGGAACGGACATATATACCGACTCTATCCCCATTATGGCGATGTATTGTAACGGGCCAATATACACCTGGTACGCAGACACAAAGCCGAAATCACTTTATAACGCTGTTGAAGCCGTTGGCCAGATTCACTCGCTTATAATTTGGAAGAAGAACAATTCTACGTTTAATATGGGGATCAATTACAAACAGAAACACGAACCTTGTTTATACTGGAAGCCAAAAGGCAAGACTCTGTCTTGGGCTGGGGGAAGCAAGGAGGATACTGTGTGGGAAATTAAGCGAGAGTCTAGAAATGATTTCCATCCCACGCAGAAGCCTGTGGAGCTATCCGAAAGAGCGATTAAAAACCACAGCGTGGGAATTGTTCTTGATTTATTCGGGGGGTCAGGCTCGACTCTAATAGGATGCGAGAAAACCAACCGTAACTGCCGCATGATGGAGCTTTCTCCCGCATACTGCGATGTAATAGTCAAACGGTGGCAAGACTTCACCGGCAAAGATGCAACACTTGAATCCGATGGCGGCACGTTTAATTCAAGGAGCGTAAAAGATGCCTAGAAAAAGACACGAGCCAACAAAGCAAACAAGAGAGCTTGTGACGCTGCATTCCACGGTCGGCACAAACCAAGATATTGTGGCCGACATCATAGGGATTACCGCAAAAACGCTGCGAAGGCATTACCGGGAAGAGCTAGACCAATCAACGGCCAAGGCGAATGCATCGATTGGTGGAAGCTTGTTTAACAAAGCAAAAGGCGGGGATACCACGGCTATGATTTTCTGGATGAAGACCCGCGCAGGATGGAGGGAAAAAGAAACAGATAACGGAAGCGCCGAGCTGGTTGCGGCTCTTGCTGCTTTGGCTGGGAACCTTCCTGTGTGAAGATACTCGCAAAACCACAAGACCGCTGGTATCCGCTTATTGAACATCCGGTACAGCGGCAGTTAGTCCTTGCGGTATCAAATGGTGTGCGGTTTCCTTTGGTTCCTGCGGGCCGTCGCTCGGGCAAGACCGAAAGATTCAAGCGATTTCTTGCTCGGGAGGCGCTAACCCATCCAAACGAAATATACTTTGCAGCAGCGCCAACGCGCGACCAGGCTAAGAAGATATTCTGGGACGACCTCAAACTATTAACCTTTTCAGCAATACACCCAAAATCCCCAAGCGAAACCGAATTAAAGATATTCCTGCCTAATGGATCTGAGATTCATGTTGTTGGCTTAGACAAACCCCAAAGAATAGAGGGCATCAACTGGACCGGCGGGGGCATAGATGAAATTGCCGACGTTAAGAGCACAGCGGTATATGAGAACATCATGCCCGCGCTTGATACTGTTGATCCAAGGCGCCCAGACTATAGACCATGGTGTTGGTTTCTTGGTGTGCCAGATGGCTTGAATCATTATTATGATATGTGCAGGTATTCAGAGCTAAACCCAGAAGACGGGCTTTGGAAGGTCTACCACTGGAAGTCCTCAGAGATATTGCCGCCCGATGTTATTGCTGCGCGTCGTCGCACAATGTCAAAGCGACAGTTCAAGCAAGAGTTTGAAGCCAGCTTTGAAACTGCGGGCGGTAGAATCTATGAGGACTACAGCACGGCAAACCATACGACAACAGATATCCTGCCGCATGAACAATTGTGTTGGATGCACGATCAAAACTATACGCCGCTATCATCCGCCATAGGAGTAATACGCGGAGACGCGCTTTTCCTGTTGGATGAAATCGTGCTTATATCTGCAATATCAAGACAATCGGCCATTGAGTTTTGCGATAAATATACTAATCATTCTAATAAGCATGTTATTATTTATGGCGATCCGGCGGGAAAGGCGGGCGAAAAGCACGGGCACGAATCAGATTACACGCAAATCGAGGGAATATTAAAGCTCAACGGCTGGACATACGATAACAAGGTTGCCAGGTCGCATCCTGCCATAAAAGACAGACAAAACGCTGTCCGAGCAAAGATAAAGCCGATGGAGGGCGAGATAACATTATTCGTTAATCCTTTAACCGCGCCATGGTGCGACAAGGGATTAAGCACGGTACAGCTTCAAGAGGGATCAACGTTCCAAGAGGATCAGCGAAACGATTACCAGCACATTACAACGGCGATAGGTTATATGGTCGATGTGGAATGGACAGTCAAGGAACAATTAATTATCACTAATATTAAAGTGGGATTTTAGAACATGGCAGAAACAAAAAAAGGCGTTGATTTTAAGCACCCAGAATATGACGTTAATGTTGATTCGTGGAAGTTTGTTAATAACATTTGCGATTCCAAGGACGTTAAGCAATATATAAATGTTCTTAATATTCAGGACACTAGCCGAGAAAATGGCGCAAGGAATGAGCAGTTTAAAAAGCGGGCGATATTCTACGCTATTGCTGGATATACCTCTCGTGGATTGGTTGGTAAGGCGTTTTCAAAACCGCCAGAGCTAGAGGTTTCGCCGCAGCTTGATTATATAAAGACTAATGTTGACGGCGCAGGCACTGGTATAGACCAGCAAGCCCAAGACGTTGTTAGAGATATTTCAAGGATTGGCCGAAGCGGGTTGCTTGCGGACTTTCCAAAAACCAACGGGGAGCTATCGGTTGCCCAGCTTTCAAATATGGGAATCGCAGCAACCATAACAAAATTCGATGCAAAGCAAATAATCAACTGGAAAACCAAAAGCATAGGATCGCGCATTGTGCTGTGTAAGGTTGTTCTTGCTTACAATAAAGATATACAAGGCGAGGATGGGTTTAGCTTCAAGACCGTGCCTATCAGGCTAGAACTTAAGCTTGAGTACGTGACGGATAGAGAGGTTTATTCCATGGTCACTTGGGAAAAGCTAAAGATTAAAGGCGTTGAACAGTGGGTTGCCGGTGAAGAGATATTCCCCGTTGACAGCACTGGCTCTACGCTTTCAGAGATTCCTTTTGCGTTTGTTGGGTCTGAATCCAATACAACAAAGATCGACCCGGCGCCAATGTACGATCTTTGCCGCATCAATGAAGGCCATTTAAATAATTCAGCAATATACGAGGACGCGGTTTATCAGGTCGGCCAGCCTCAGGTCTGGATGTCTGGTATCACGCAAACCCATATCGACCTAATGGCCAAGAACGATATGTATTTTGGATCTAGAACCGTGATGGGCGTGCCTCCTGGTGAGAAGCTGGGAATTGTGCAGGTTGAACCAGACACATTGGCCAAAGAAGCTATGGCCGACAAGGTGCAGATAATGATTGGGCTTGGAGCCATGTTTATAACGCCGGGCAGCGCCAACAAGACCGCAACGCAATCTGCCGGTGAGCTATTGGCGCAGCATTCTGTATTGTCTTTGATCGTGTCAAACGTGACCGACGCATACGAAAAGGCTCTTGGGTGGGTGGCCTTGTTTATGGGTACTGACCCAAAGCAAACGGTTTACAAGCTTAATCAGGATTTTGTTTCACCTACAGCAGACGCCAACATGTTACGCGAGATTATAGCGGGCTTTATCAATGGCGCGATACCAGCGGCCGACTTCCTGAGATGGCAGCAAAGGCACAACATAATTGATCCGGACAAAACCATTGAAGAATATCAGGACGAAATAGGCCAAGGCATAAACATGCCGGATCTTGATCAATGATAACGCCGTCTGAATTAATCGAGATTGCTACACGCCATCAAGTGCACTTGGAGCGCTTAAAGACACAGGCTGTAAATGAAAACCTTGAATTCTTAAAGGTTATGGA